TCTTCAATTATTGCAGGGGCCTCTACCCCAAATTCTACAGCCTTACCAGCTTCTATAAGCTCTAGGCCGTATTCGTTTACTACGCTTAAAGTTAGACCTTTCGCTAGCTTCTTACCGCTTGGAAGGGTTACTTTTTTAGTTAGTGTTATTTTCATCGCTTAACTCTTAAAATGTATTCGCTATTAGCTATGTAAGTCTCGCTGCCATCGTCGTACTCCGTGTCTAATTCGGTAAACTGGATAGAGTCTACTACTATACCCGATACTGTCCCGGTGTAACGATCTAAAGCCGTTCTTATCTTCTCGTTAAGGTCCGCAGTCTCTGCGTATGTCTCAGCTATAGCTAGTACCTCGTAGCGTACCTCGTCTAATGTGCTTACGCCGCTCTTAGTGTCGCTAGGGGTTATATCATTGATAAGATATACCACAAAAGGAAAAGCGGCGCCCTGCGCTGCTATCTGTGGGTAAACTCTAGTACCTACGATAGCACTTACTGCGCTGTCGCTGGTTAAGATTGAGTATATAGCTTTTCCTTCGTTCATATCTAAAAGCCTCGTTTTGCTATGGCTCTTTTTTGTCTCATACTAAGCTTGTAAAGCTTCTTTTCTAAAATACGCTGTACTTCCTTAAAAAGTAGAGCGTTAGCTTGTTGTAGTCCTCCGTTATAGCCTTTGTCTATAAAGCCTACGTTTCTCTTTTCGGATACTGACGCTCTAGCCTTACCTCTAGCTGTGCCAAAGTTTACCATAGCACCGTAGTAACCGTCTCCGGTTTTAGTGGCTTTCTTTCCAAATCTTGGACCTACATACCCTATAAGGCTCCGGCTGCCCTTGCTTTTTATGTAGCCTATTGAGCGTCTTAAGTTTCCGCTCTTATAAGTTACGCTTTTATCTTTACCCCCTCGGCCTTTAATACTTTTACCTACCGCTTTACGGGTACGCCCGGGGGTAATGCTGGACCGTACGCTTTTAATAAAAGGCTTGGCCGCTTTCTTTATACCTCTCTTAAAGTCTCGGTATTCGGTCTTATCAATATCACGTAGAAGCTCTAGCTTTTTTACGGCCTCTTCAAAACCTTCTACGTTCATTACTAGCCCGTCCTTCATCAGTCCGTAAGTCTAGTATCTAAAATAAGGTAACGCTCTCTACCCTCTAAGCTTACGCCTTCTACTTCGTACGTGTTGCCCTTCCAGCTTATTTTAGTGGTAGCGTCTATATCGCTGCGGTAGCGAATAGTGAAGCGTACCTTATTTACGCTGGTTAGCTTCTCGGTATCTTCGCCCTCTTTAGGTATACCTCTATACTCCACTTTAGCCCATACTTGCGCCAGGGTAGTATATTGCCTCGTCTTTTCGCCGAAGCTGCTCTGCTCTACCCCTCCTAGCGTTTCTATCTCATCCGTAACGCAGCTTAAACTCTCAAGCTCGCCGAAGTCGTTAGATACCCTAGACGTAAAGCTAGTAGTAACTTCGCTTATGTTAGCGTCGCTAATACCTAGCTTTAGTAGCGTTACTCTTCTATCTAATTTACCCGGGTCAATCAAAGCGGAAAACTCTATAAGGGTTAAGCAAAAACTCGGAAACGGTCGGTAAGCGGTGTACGCTATCCATTCGCTTCTCGTACATTTCGCCTATCATAAGTAGCATAGCCATTTTAATATTAGCTGGTACGTCGCTTGCTTGCGTATAACCACAAGTATAACGCACTATAACGGCGTTTACGGTGTCCTTAGTGCCATACCAGCCGTGCTCCGGAAAGATTCTAGCTGGTTCGCTTACTAGGTCCGCTTTGTAGTCCGTAGCTGTTACGGTCTGCTCGTCGCCATTGCCGTCTATATACTTAACGCTAGCTAAGCTCTGTACCGGTCCCCTACTTAGGTAAATGATATTGCGGTCGCCGTGGAAAGGGTCTACGCCAGTTTTATATACTGGGAAAAAGTCGTAAAACTCCTCTATAACGGTCGTTAAAAGAAACCTACCTAGATAGCTCTCTGCCATCTCTGTAGATGCGTCAATAAGTACCCCTAGCAGGGTATCTTCTGCGTCGCTGTCTACGCGCAAATAGTCCTTAACCTCTTGTACGGTTAAAGCTTTTATAGTTGCTGGGGTAATTACTGTATAGCTCATTACTTAGCTCTAGTGTTTCTTTTAGGTGCCTTATTGCTTACTGCTCGCTCAGCTTTAGCCTCTTTCTTCTCTTCTACTACTTCGCAGAAGTTAGCATTTAGAAACTCTTGAGCAGTAGCAGCGGGCAGCTCTACTACCTGGCCCGCCAGGTAGTAGAAGTCTGCGCCGCTTATATTTTGGTTAAATAAAACCTTCATATAACTACTGGTCTAAGCTTACGCTTGGATCAAGTGCTTAATAGCTGAAGCTTGTACTACGTTACCATCTACACGGCGGTAAGCGATAAACCCAGTAGAAAGGGCATCAGCGAAACGCTCGTTAAGACGTAGTAACTGTACGCCACCTGCTTCGTGTACGAAGTACTGCTTCATATCACCAAATACAATAGATTTGTTACCGGTAGCAATACCGTCCATATCTTCGTTTACATATACTGGCTTACCGAATAGCAAATCCGGAGCTCCTACTTCCATAGCTGGAATGAATACCGGGAAATCGTTAGAAGATCCGAAGCCAAGCTTACGAACTGCTGCCAAAGTAGCGCTGTTCATCATAAACGCAGCGCTAGGAGCGTTACGGTAAGAAGCATCTACAGAGTACATCAAGTCCAAGATCTCAGCGATAGTTACAGCTGTTGCAGAAGCAGCAGTTTTACCTAGTGAAGATCCAGTAACGATACCTTGAGGCTTAGAGCTGTTATCTCCAGTTGTAAGGTGAGCGTTAATACCACGGTTCAAACGGTTAGCCAACTGGCCACCTACGAAGCTGCCCAAATCAAAAGCGTTATCGCTCATCAACTGGTTAGATACCTTAACGATTTTAGAAGAGTAAGTATATGGCTCAAACTTCACGTTAGTGAAGGTCATATCGCTAACGCTCTCCGCTGTACCTTCTCCCAAGATAGCAGCTACTACGCTGGTATCGTTGTTTGCTGGCAAGTTGAAAGGCTGACCGTTAGAAGTACGGATAACAGTAGCTACTTTCTCGATGTCCGATTTAAAGAGCTCTGTAGCGCTTACGAAGTCGCTCCAGTTTTCCGGTACCAAGAAACCACCTAAGCCATCTGTAGAAGTAACTTGCGTATCAGTACCGCGTAGCTCCATCATTACAGAACGCTCCTCAGCTGTAAGGTTATCGATACCTTTACGAAGGTAAGCGTTAAACGCGTCGCGAGCTTCTACCTTTGCAGGTGTGTTAGCTTGGCGTACCTCAGCTTTAGCTGCCATTTCTTTCTTTAATTCTTCCGCGCGCTCGATACGTGCAGCAGCAGAGCGTAGCTCGTCTACTTCGTTAGAAATTGCGTCGAATTTTTGATTTTCTTCAGTTGAAAGGTTACGGCCTTCTGCTTGTGCAGCCGATACCATCCCTTGCATTTGCTCTACTAGAGCTGAGCGCTTTTCGCGCATTTGTTTAGCATTCATCTTTAGCTAGTTTAATTAATGCATTATAAATATTATAGTTCAATTCCTCGGCAGGAGTCTCTCTTGCTTCCTCCGCTGCGCTGTCGCCTTGAGGCTCTGCGCTGCGTAGTCCGCTAGAGGCTTGACTGTAGGCCGGGTAAACTACCGGGCTTACATCAAATAGAGAGCCTACCCTCTCTATATATCTTACGTGCTGGCCGTCTTCCATACGCCAGCTATCTTTTTCTACTGTAAAGCCAAAGCTAGATTGCGATAGGTCCCCTCTTTTGAAGAGCTCTAGCATATCGTTTCCGTAGCTTGTGTTAGGCATCTCGAAGCGGTAGCCTAGGCCTTTCTCATCTTCCCAAAGCTCTAACGTTCCGCTAGCCGTGCGAGCTAGTAGGTAGTTACTATCGTGATTGTATAACGCTCTTACGTCGTTATCTAGCACCTCGCTAAAAGCTCCAGGTAGAATGATCTCACGGAAGCCGCCGAGGTCTTCACTCATACTGTTAAATACGCTGGCGTATCCTTCTACCGTGCGGCTGTCCGCTACAGCTTTAAGCTCACCCTCATAGGCTCTCTGCTCTACTATATCGTTTTTACTTCTTACCTCTACCTCAATTACGTTAAGCTCTGTTACGTTAAGCTTGCGCAATACTTGCGGCTTGCTCTCTACGTAAGCTTTAAGCTCGGCGTCGTACTCAGCGTTAGCTACTACGGCGCTATCTTCTCTAAGCTCGGTAATTATACCTTGGCCTTGTGCCTCCTCTACTGTGAAGGTTACAAAGGCTCCGCTTCTTATATTCTTGTTTTCCATCTCTTCGGTATTAACTTAAGACCCCTAGTCAGCGTCTACGTTAGTATCATCTTCGCCACTCTTCACCATATTTAAAGGCTGTAGGTAGATGTCCCCACCCTCTACCGGGTTAAGGTTTTCTAAGTCTCTAATATCGTTTACAGATAGCCAGCCCCACTGCCTAGCTGTAGCGTAAGCTTCATACCTAGCCTTTTGGTCTCCTCGC